TATATATAGAACAAGAACTGCAAAATATGCTCTAAATGCTTAGAGATAGCTAACTTAGAGGTAGTTTGCTATTTGCACGTGGAGACTAATAAGAGAGGTTATATTTGCATTTGGAGACTAATATGGCATAATTGCAAGATAAGACTAATATAACTTGTAGAGAAAAGGAGAAACAAATGTCAGTACAAGTAGAGAAACACACGTTAGTATCGAGGTTTGATGCTGAAACTAATGAGATGATTGCTCAAGATGAGTTTATACTTCGTAAGAAGAATATGAAGGCTAAGGGGTATAACTTAGTGTATATGCAGGAGCTAATGGAGACTGCTCTATTATGCAAGAGCATAGAGCAATGGTATATAGTTATGGATATGCTTACTAATGTGGTTAAACAGGACTTCAAACTTAATATCACATATAAAGAGATAGCTAAGACGTATAATGTATCAGAAACAATAGCTAATAGGGTAATAAGCTTTATGAAGAAAGGTTGTATAATCAAGGGCAATAGAGGAGTATATGATGTCAATCCTTTCTTGGTAATACCTAAAGGAGCTAAAGATGATATAGTAACTCTAAAACAAATAAGATGGGGAAATGATGATGGCAAAGTCTATGGATCAGTATCTGAATGAGGTAGATTATAGCTTCAAGGACTATGTACCTAGTAAGGAAGCTTTAACTATTGTGAACTTCATTAAAGAGGTTAATAATGGTATGGAGGAGAATACTACTCCTTTAGTTCATCTTAGGATGCTAGATACCATTCTGAATAAGACACCTAGAGATATACTAGTATGTCATCGTGGTGCTGCTAAGAGTAGCCTTATTGAGTATATTATCCTCTATGCTGCTGCATTTGGGAAGATACCAGGATTTGGTAAAGTGTCTTTTATAATGTATGTATCTGATAGCATAGTTAATGGTGTAAAGACCCTTAGAAAGAATATCCAGTTTAAGTATGACAATAGCCCTTTCTTACAGAAGTTGATACCAAATAAGAGCCTTAGATTAGGTGTAGAGAATGGTGGAAGTGTAGGAGAGGAGAGCTGGGATGATAATGCTGGTGGTAGAAAGTTTACGGATATAAGGCTAGAGTTTCAGAATGTAGCTGGAGATAGGCTAGTAGTTAGAGGATATGGTGTAGGTACTGGAGTAAGGGGTACTAGAGAATTAGGTCAAAGACCTAATGTAGCCTTCTTAGATGACATTATGAGTGATGAGGATGCTAGGAGTGAAACTACTATTAAGAACATAGAGGATATAGTTTATAAAGCTGTATCTAAAGCTCTACACCCTACTAATCAGAAGATAGTATGGGTAGGTACTCCATTTAACGCTAAAGATCCACTGTATAAGGCTATTGAGAGTGGTAGCTGGAAGGTTACGGCTATACCTGTATGTGAGAAGTTCCCTTGCACTAAAGAGGAGTTCAAAGGTAGCTGGGAAGATAGGTTTCCTTATGAGTATGTGCTAAGAGAGTATCAAGAAGCTGAAGCTATGAAGAGACCAGAGAACTTCAATCAAGAGCTTATGCTAAGAGTTACTTCTGATGAGGATAAGCTACTAAATGATGATGATACTAAATGGTTTGATGAGAAAGAAGTGTTTAAGAATAAGTTTAGCTACAACTTCTACATAACTACAGATTTAGCTACTACAGTAAAGGATAGTAGCGATTACAGTGTGATCACAGTATGGGCTGTTAATAGTCAGAAGCAGTATATGGTAGTAGATGGCTTCTGTGATAAGGTAGAGGTTAATAAGTTCATTAAGGAGCTATTTAGACTATGCCAGAAGTATAGTCCTCTAAGTGTAGGTATAGAAGCTACAGGACAGCAAGCAGGGTTCATTAGCTGGATTAGAGATGAGATGGTTAAGAAGAATATCTACTTCAATTTAGCTAGTTCAAATAATGGTGGTAGAGAAGGTATTAGACCTGTAGGAGATAAGTTCTCTAGGTTCTTGTTATTTGTGCCTAATTTCAAGCAAGGGAACGTTTGGGTAGCTAATAGGATGAAAGATATGGCTTGGGGTAAAGAGTTCATTGACGAGGCTTCTAAGGCTTCTAAAATGGGTTTTAAGAGCAGACACGATGATGTGCTAGATACTATCTCTATGCTACAGATGATGGACATATATGCCCCTAGTGAAGCAGCTAGATCATTAGATGCTGATGAGCAGCTTTTCTATGAGGATTATGATACTCTTAGCAAATATGGATCAAATACAATCTTTTGAAAGGATATGAATGCAGATAGACAAAGTGTTGAGTGATATACAAGATCATCTAATGGTCAATATTTCAGCCTATGCTGGTAAGCCTATGAGTGCTGAAGGACTGATACCTGTAGTTAATCAAGCTCTCAATGAGATATATGCAGAGTTTAACTTAGGTACAGATCAAGCTATCATAGCAGTACCTAGTGATAGCAGAGTATTTAGCTTAGAGTTAAATACAGATGATAACTTTACTTACCACGTAGGTGGTGTAGTTACTAAGAGACTAGCTAAGGATAGCAATGTCATACTAGCTACTACGAAGAGTATCAGAGAAGCTGAGAAGGCTAAGGATAAGCCTAACGAAGTTTTAGATACAATAGTTGCTGATTATGGTTTAAGGAGATAGTATGATAAGATCAGTCCAAAGCGAAGAAGTCTTAGAGATACTAGATGTCACTGATAGTAAGCAGAGAGAGTATGTCTTAAATGCTAAGAATGCTTTTCTAATCGATCCTAAGACCATATACTTACCAAACAATAAAGAGGGAGATATTCTATATGTTAAGTATAGGAAAATAGCTCCTGAATTAGTCTCCACAACAGATAATGTAGGATCTACAGAGTTTCCTTTACCAAACCAACTGCTTAGATTACTATATGCTTTAGTTGCTTTAAAGGTTGTCAGAAGCATAGATGGGTTCAAGCAACTAGAAGGACCTATAGTTAATAACTATGTTAGAGAACTAGAAGAAGCCAAACAGCATTCTTGGGCATTAGATCAAGATATGCTATCTACACTAGAAACTAAGAAAGGATTTTACTAATAATGCCAGCTATAGGTTTACCAGGTACTCCTGGTGGTTCAGTATTAGCCCCTATTGGGACAGGATCAGGTTCTTCTACACCTGAGATTAAAGTTGTGAAATATGAGATACCTACAGAACTTACTAATTTCACTAATCACTTAACTGAGATACTAAGAGTTAATAATAGTATCAATAGTATAGATACAGTAGCAGGGGCTATGACAAGTATAGATAATGTCTTAGCTAAAGTAAATGTTATTGAGAAAGTATCTAACTCAGTTGATAACATAGATACCCTAGCTACTATGAAAGATACTATGGTAACTCTAAAGGATAATCTACAGGTACTAAAGGATACTCTAGATCAAATACCACTGTTACAAGAGATCAAGAATAAGAAAGAGGTATTAGATGTTATCTATGCCTTTAGAGAGTCTTTCGTTAATTGTAGTGAAGACGAAGAGATATTTAGGACGTTGTATAACAACCTAGATCAAATTAAAGGTGTATATGCAGACATATCTAACATAGATATTGTGTATAAGCATCTATTAGCTATTGAGATCGTAGCTAGAGGTATAAAGATACTAGAAGTCTTTACAGCTAACCTAGAGACTTATAAGTCATTACTAGAGATGAAAGATGATCTAAAGGTTATCGTAGCCAATATGGCAGATGTTACTAAGGCTATTGAGGTTTATAAAGACCTACCTAATAAGATAGCCGAGTTCAAGAGTGATTTAGAGAATACCATAGCTCAAGCTAATAAAGCTATTGAAGACAAAGCTAACGATATGCTAGGACAGATAGCTCACGCTCTATTGCCACTAGAGAATGCTCTAATGAAGATGCAAGTGGATATTGCTGGCTTTAAGCTAGATGTGAATACTAAGCTTACAGAGATAGAGAATAGCTTTAGTGAGAAGTTATTGGCTCTTAAGACAGAGAAAGATAAAGAGTTAGAAGCTATCAAAGCTGAGATGCTTCATATCAAAGAGACTTACATAGGTCATCAGATAGTTAATACTATAACTACAACTAATACTGAGACTACAAATGTTACTAAGGATGTGAAAGCTACAGCAACTAATACTATAACTGAAACTAAGAACACTACAGCTACAATTAATGGGGATATTAAAGCTGATATAGTAGCCAATGTAACTGGTAAAGGTGGTACTACGCCAGCACCAACTCCTACACCAGGAGAAGATGAAGGCAATGGAGCAGAGATATGATCAAATATCAAGTATATACAGCTAAAGATAAGCAAGTAATTCTCCCTGAAGGGGAGATTACTAAGGTTATATGGGATAATAAGAAGAGTGAGTTAGATACTTATAGGACTACACAGACTAATAAGATACTAACTGATCTTAGAGCTAGGACTAAGAAGGATAGTAAGAATGACCATAGAGCTATCTTTATGGATTTAGCTAATGGTGTAATCATCTGGGCTAGATTACTAGCAGGAGATACTCTAACTAATCCTAAAGTAGCTACAGAGTATTTCTACCTTAGAACACCTGCTGGTAATACAGAAGTTAATTTCACAGAGCTATTCTCTAAGTGGGAGATACCTAATGGTAATGAAGAGGTAGATAAGGTTATTAAAGCCTTATTTGAGAAGTATAAAGAGCTTCAGAAGGCTGAATTAGCTGGTAAGACCATAGACCAAGTAGCACTCAAAGATGAGCTAGTCAAACTTATTAAGAAGTATGTAGATGCTAAGATAGCTGAAATACCTACTATAGGTGGTACACCAGCTCCTGTTAATAAAGAGACTATCATTAATCTTCTGAAAGAAGCAGTTGATCCAGATCATCCAGATGCTGGTAGCGTTCTTATAGCTTTACTTACAGAGCATCTATTAAGCTCTTCTGCTGGTATGGCTACTCTTCTAGCGGATGAGAATGGTTCTAAGCCATTTAAGTACTTCTTAAAACTTAACAATCTGTACGGAGCTGCTGCTGATATAAATATGTTTAAAGAGATGTATGATACTACTTCTCCTAATATAGTATGTGGTGTCAATAAACACGGAGAAGCATTAGTTCAGAACCTTGATATTCTAGATTTAAATACTGAGGGTAAAGACTCTGATACTCCATTAACACCTACAGAGATATTTGTAGATAAAGAGAATACAGTTACTAAGAACTTACCTCCAAAGTACTCTCTAATGGTTTATAGGAGTGTAAAGTATGCTAAAGAAGTTAGACCAAGTGGTGTCGAAACTGAAGAACATTATATAAACGGCAAAGGACAACCTGAAGACACTTATGTGCCTAACAAAGTTAGAACTATAGGTGTAGAGAATGTTCTTAAACATTTTGCTGATAATGTATGCCCTTCTCTGTATTTAGAGAAGCAAGCTAATGGAGAGTATGTAATAGGCAATCAGACTACAGCTAACCTATTTAAGAAGTATCTAGTATTCTACAATAGTGAAGGATTTATACCATACGATAAGCTTCCTGAGAAGGTTACTAATACTATTAATACCATTACTGAGAAGGTAATCACTGTTAAGCCTAATGGGGATGTAATTATTAAGAAAGAGGTATTAGATAAGTCTGAGTTACCTAAAACTGAAGTAGCTAAGAGAGAATGGCATACCGAAACTATTTTCACTAATCCAGTAGGTGGTGTATTACGTTTTGCTGATGATAGTGGTATTCACTTAGATTTTAAGATTACATTAACTACCACTACAAAAATGTCTACTTTCAATATAGATAAAGCTTTAGCTAAAAGATCTGGTGAGGTATTAGAGGGTATCATTATTGTACACGGTGCAGCATACATAATGGGTTGGGAGAATGAGTTTAAATGGAGAGAAGTACCTTACGATCTAAGAGATGTAGAGGTGTTTGCTTACACAATAGAAGATGAGAATACAATACATATAGGAAGGGTCTGATATGGCTATGCTACTAGGTTGTGGAGAATGGGAGAGTGATCTCCCAGTCCTAAATGTAGAAGACCTTAAAGGTAAGGTATTTGCTAAGGGAGAGGTTAAAGAGAAGCATATCTTTGCTGTCTTTGATGAGGAAGCTTCTGATAAGATGAATCCTAGATACTTTGATCTATCTTTAACAGTAGACGAGGTAGGAGCTACTATTTCTATATATGAGACAGCTACTAATGAGCTTATAGGAACAGGCGTGACTGGTTCTAATAAGAAGGTAACTATACGTACTACAAAACTATTGCCTTACAATACTCCAATCTATGTCATAGTTAGAGACCTTGCTGGTAATGAGGGTAGAACTGAGAGTATATTAGGTAAGAAGACATACAATAAGTCTCCTACTAGAACTACAGCTATGAATATTACTCCTGCAGCTACCTGGAAGGCAGGAGATACCCTATGGATAAACAATACTACATTAGGTTGGAATAATAGCTATACAATCACTCAAGAGCAGATAACAGCTAAAAAGATACAGCTAACAGATATATTAGTTGCTAGAGGATATAGAAACTACATAGATACTTGGGTAGAAACTCCTGCAGGAGTAACTTCTAATAAGATTACTAGTACTATCAATATAGACCTTATTAAGACTAATCCTAAGATATATGTTAGATTACCTAAGACGTACAACTATTGGAAAAGGGATCCTATTATAAAGTATTGTATAGAGATTAGGTATAAGGGAGAAGTACTCTATACAGAAATGAACACAAAGGGGTTTACCTCTCATCCTAGCTTTTCAGATAGTTACTCAACTCAAAGCGTACCTAAAGATAAAAATCTAGTATTGCAATTTACGGATAATACTAAGGGTAAAGAGTTACCTAACTGGCAGACATATCCTACAGGATCTGCTAAGTATGTCTCTTATGGTGAAAATACAAATAGAGTTTTACTTAGTCCTGCTACGATCGAGAGAGCTAAAACAGACAGAATGGGTTTAGATGTACCTTCTATTCACTATGATAAAGAGTCCTTTGGTAGCATACGTATCGGTGTCCAAATGCAGAGAAAATTACGCTTTGAGGTATTTAACGTATCTAGTGTAGATAAGATTACACTAAGAGATGGTACTACTAAACCTTTCTATGGGCTATGTATCTCTTTACCTGAAGCTAATGTAGATATAGCTCAAGCTATACAGATATTCTCTGAGCTAGAGATATCTGTAGGTACTACTAGAAAGTTTTATCAAGATTATTATCCTATAGAGCCTGATATGTTTTTTGATTACTTTAGGAAGTTAGGTAATCTACCTGCGGGAGATACTACATCTATCAATAAACTTGCAGAGCCAGTGTACTATTCTGTTAGCTTACAACAAGTAACAAACCTATGTGGTAGTAGGAATACCATAGAGTTTAGGGGATATGCCAATAAGAAAGTTAAAGGTTATAAGGGATCTATATTTGGAATGGATAATGAACTAATACCTTTAATAGACTTTAGTGAGACATCTATGTTTTTGACATCTATGCAACTTAGAAACTCTACAGAGTTACAAAGAAGTGGTTATAATAATGGTGTAGCTGAAATACCACTAGAAGCTTACAAATATAGAACCTTTACTAACTCAGATGCTGAGCTACTTGACAGATACTCAGCAGATGCTCCAGTGAATACAAGTATTATGCATAGTAGTAACCAAGCAGCTTTGTTTATACCTGCTAAGATGAATTACAATAAAGACTATCCTAGAGGGTATATATTAGCTTCTATGGCTGATGTTACTCCTGAACAAGAGGCTAATGATCCTATGCATAATAACTTAGATGGTTCACACTATTTTGCTATAGCTACTGTAAAGGATAGTTCAATAGATAGGTTAGATAAGAGTAATCTAGAGCCTGTAGCCCATAGAGCTAGCCTTAGATATCTATTTGGTCATCCTATGAAAAATAACCTTAAGAAAGACACACAAATAGATACTTGTATCACATTCAGACATCACTATAATGAGATAATGGGTATTGCTAATACTGGAAAAGTATCAGAACAGCATACATCTAAGGTTATTATGAGATATAAGGCTATACCTTTAAGAAAATATGTAGATATGACTACTCGTGGTAATTATGATGATCTATATACTTCTGTATTCTTTGAGCTTAATAGACCTAGTCATACAGATCCTGATAAAACTGTTAAAGGTAATCCAGCAAAGGCTTTGAAGTTTCAAACTCCAAGTTATTATACAGAGCAGTTAGATACTTTTATCTGGGGTATGAGATATAACCTTAGTAGAGAGAGAAGCTTAGCTGATAGTAACTTCTTTACTAGGACAGCTTATAAGGGTCTTATAGATAGGCAATTTGGCTACACTGGTTGGTTCTCAAGTCAGGACAAAGAGGATGCTATGAGAGAGGGTACTATTGAGAAGTATACCCTTAAAGAGCTACGCAATACTGCTGAGATGCCTTCTAGGATAGTTTATATGACTCCTATCTCAGAAGGGTTTACCCAAGCTAGTATAGCCTTTATGAGACACCTAAAGGTAGATGCTAATATCTATGAGATACAAGCTAGTCTAAATGGCATACCACCTACACAAGCATTAGTACAGTTGCTAAGTCAATCAGCTGCTAAGTTCTCTGAGGTACAATTCTTCTTGGATAACAAAGTTGGTAAAAAGGGTAATATGGCTTTTGTGTGTAAGGATATGTCCTATGGCAGGAAAGACTTTGCAGTCTCTGCTCCTAAGGATGCTAGTAATCCTACAGGTATGAAGAGTAACATTATAGTTTCTGCTGTACCTTACCTTATCTTTGGCTCTATTGAAGACCAAGTCGAAGATAAAGCTAAGGCTATGGCTGAAGAGATACTTCTTAAAGATACGTCTAAATGGACTAAGTACAAAGTAGGTGGTACAGAGATACTATTGACTAAGAACTACCCTGCACAAGACTATACGTTAGGGGATTCTAAGTTTGTAGCACTCTTTGCCTTTGTAATAGACTATCTACTAACAGATACGGCATATACTAATGAGTTTAGAGGTTATCCTAACAAAGAGGCTATCTACCAGTGGATATATAACGACTACTTCAAATATACTGATCCAACATTTGGTGTAACTCTAAATGAAGTTACTATGAACATTAAGTAAGAGAAAGGATAGTAAATGCAACTATATAACGTAGAGAATAAGGAAGCTACAGAGGTGAGAGTTATCTCTGCACCTACTGGTATAGTTTATCCAGAGAAGTTGAGCAAAGAGGAGCTATTAGCTCTTGGTTATGCTCCTATAGAGTATGGAGAGTATCCTAAAGAGCTAGGAGAGCTAGAGAAGGTAGTTACTCACATAGATACTACTTCAGGCTATAGTGTAGATTATAAGGTAGAACCTATGGCATCTGTGGAGCTTGTAGAAGCCTTTAAAGAGAAGATACAAGAGGTATTAGATAGTACGGCTAGAGAGAAAGGGTATGATAACATAGTATCTGCTTGCTCTTATGCTGGGTATGACAATCCATTTAAAGCTGAGGGCGAAGCTTTTGGTAAATGGAGAGCCGATGTATGGGCTAAAGGCTATGAATTACTAGGCGAAATTGAGAAAGGCTCTAGGAAGCTACCAGAGAGCTTTAGAGAGGTTTTAGACCTATTGCCTAAGTTTGGTAAGGAGTAAGAGATGTCGTTGATTGTAGTGGCTCTATTAGCCTTTATACTAGGATTGCTATGTTGTCCTTTAGTTATCTTTCTCAGAGCTAGAAAGTGTGATCAATGGGATAAGTCTAATATGTTCAATATCTATAGGGTTGTAGCACACTTAGCTACCCACCCTGATGACTTCGGTAAGATGTACTATGATAATGGAGAAAAGCCTTTCTGGTACATCGATGACGATGAGTTTACTGATGTAGTTAGAACTAGGAGAAAGTTTTGATTGACAGACCTATCATAAAGCCTCTAGGTAAATATCAGTTTAGATTAGTAGAAGACTATAGGTATAAGGATATTCTTATACCTAAAGGCTTTATAACAGATGGTGCTAGTGTACCTAGAATATTCTGGAGTATCTACCCACCTAATAAGGCAGAATACCTTAGTGCAGCTATAGTTCACGACTATCTTACAGATCTAGCTATAGAGGATAAGATTAGCTTCTTAGATGCTGATAAGGTCTTTAAAGAGATGCTAGTTGAATTAGAAGTATCTAAATTAGATGTATTCTTATTGTATACTAGCGTTCGACTATATCACATAGTTAAATACCATTCTAAAGGATACTAATGAATCTACTTAACCTAGTATTATCATCATTCACTGATAGTAAGTTCTTAGGACTGCTATTAGTTACTCTAGTTGTTATTAGTACTATTGTCTATATATGTATGAGCAATAGTATAGGACAGCTAGAAGAGATGAATAAAGAAGCTCAACAAGCTATACAAACACTACAGCTTGAGAAAGCTAACAGAGAAATGGAGTTGCAAGTATGTCAAGATACTCTCAAAGATCAGAACAAAGCCATAGAGGCTTCTAAAGTATCTCCTGAGAAGATCGAGACTACTAAAGCTAAAGTTGCAAGGAAGTACAAGAACATTAAGAAAGCTGATACAGAGCTAGAAACATATAAGGCTATTATCCGTGAAGCTGCTAAGCCTATTGATAAGTAGCCTCTTTCTACTTGGCTGCGTAGGGAAACCTACTCCAGCCTACCTCACTAAAGTTGAATACCAAAAAGTTTATACACCTGTTAAGTGCATAGATACTATGCCAGAGAAGCCAGAGTACGTAGGTACTGCTGAGTCTTTTAAGGAACTAATGGAGTATTTTTCTACAGTTGAGGATCTTCTGTATAAGTGTAGCAAGGAAGGAGATAAGAATGCAAGCAAATAAGAAGAGATTTACGTTTAAGAAAGTGAGTATATTGAGTTGTATGGCAGTAGCTATACTAGGGATAGCATATTGGTCCTATGGGGCTTTTAATGCGAATATTGCAAACAGGGAAGTAGCAATGACTCTTTGGTCAATTACTCAGGGAATAATCAATGCCATACTTAGTCCTGCGAGGGTATTAACACTATTTAAGGCATAAAGTATGGGGGAAGTACATTATCTGTTCTATGTAGTTTTGATAGGTGTATGTGGTAGTGTAACATCATTTATCAATCATAATAACACAGGGTGTAAAGCATTGTTTAAGAGGATCTTGGATGGAGTGTTTAGTGCATATATAATATATGAGATGTCCTATCACTTCTTTCAAGACGAGAGATTTAGCTATGCTTTCTGTGGTGTAGGAGCTTGGTTTGGTAGCGAGATATTAGTATTCGTTAGGGATATAATAGTAACTCGCTTTGGTGGAAATAACATTTCAAAGGGTTACTGATGAAGATGACGATTACTAGGTTTATGAATATAGAAGATGGAACATTAGGAGTATTTAGCTTACAGAAAGGTTCAGAGGTAGTCCTTAAAGGATATACTCTAGAGCCTGCTGGAAGTGATACAACATCTAGGGGATTAGATCGTAGAATACCAGAAGGTATGTATAAGATAGATTGGCATAATTCTCCTAAGTTTGGTAGGTTTCTGCCATTAGTATGGAATAATGATGTACCTAAAGATAGATATATCCTTATACATAGTGGTAACTATCCTAAACATACAGAAGGATGTATTCTAGTAGGTTGTGATGCTACCTATGAAGGAGTATTCAATAGTAAGCTAATGCTAGATAAGCTATTAGACTTATTAAGACAAGAGTCTGAGAATAGGTTAGAGATCACATCAGACTATAATAGAGATAGGTTAGATGAAGCCTACAATATTAAGAAAGGAAGAATATGCTAGATGAACTAACTAAGAAGCAAGCTCTTAGTGATTTTAAGAAAGACTTTAACTCTGCTGAAAACTCTAAGTCTCAAATTATGGAGAAGATCAGAGAGTGGAGAAATACCTACAATGGAGAGCTATATGGTAATGAAGTAGATGGTAGATCTAAAATGATCTCTAGGGATATTAAGAAGCAGTCAGAATGGCAACAAGCTGAGCTACTAGATCCATTTGTATCTACTCCAGATATAGTTAAAGCTAACCCAGTAACTTATGAAGATGCTGAGATAGCTCCTAGAATAGAGATACTTCTAAATACACAATTCTGCCGACAATTCAATAGGTATAACTTTATGGCTAAAGCTCTAAGAGTTCTAGATGTTGAAGGAACTTGTGTTATTAGATTAGGTTGGGAATATGAAGCTAAGGATGTAAAGGTTAGAGTTATAGATAAGAAACCTAATCCTCAATATACTCAAGCTATGTCTATTATGCAAGAGCTAATAGCTAATGGAGATCAAGAGAGAGCCTCACAGCTTCAAGAAGCGTTAAAAGGTGTTCCAGAGACCATAGATATACCTAGAATAGAAACTCAAAGGAAGGCTATTAAAAATCATCCTACGGCACAAGTATGTAGGAATGAGGATATATTTATAGATCCTACCTGCTTAGATGATATGGATAAATGTCAATTTATAGTATATAGATTTGAGAGTGATCTAAATAGTCTTAAGAAAGCTAATATGTATGAGAACCTAGAGTTACTGGAGAATAAGAGTAGTAACATAGGAAGCTATGGTAGCTATAGTAAGTCAGACAATACCTTCGAGTTTAACGATAAGTCTAGAAAGAAGTTCTTAGTTCACGAATACTGGGGTTTCTACGACATCAATGGAGATGGCATAACTGAACCTATAGTATGTACTTGGGTAGATGATGTCTGCATTAGGTTTGAAGAAAATCCTTTCCCAGATAAGGCTCTACCATTCTTAGTAGTACCATTTATGCCAGTACCTTTTAGAATGTATGGAGAGAGCAATGCTGAGCTACTAGGAGATATACAGAAGGTTAAGACAGCTATCTATAGAGGCTTCATAGACAATATGGCTCTTAGCAACAATGCTCAGAAAGGTATTAGAAAAGGAGCTTTAGATAGGAGAAATCTAGAGAAGTTTCTAAAGGGAGAAAACTTTGAGTTCAATGGTACTCCTAACGACTTCTATGATGGACACTTCAATGAGCTACCAGGTAGTATCTTTAATATGGTTCAGATGCTATCTAATGAGGCTGAGAGCATAACTGGTGTTAAGAGCTTCAATCAAGGTATGACCTCTAGCTCACTTGGTGGAACAGCTACAGGTGTTCAAGGAGTATTGACTAGTGCTTCTACTAGAAGGTTAAACATAGTTAGAAACATAGCTGAGAACCTAGTTAAACCTTTACTCAGAAAGTGGCTAGCATATAGTGCAGAGTTTCTAGATGAAGAGACACAGATTAGGATCACAAATGAGGAGTTTCTGTGGCTTAAGAGAGACGATCTAGGTGCTAACATAGATATAGACCTAAATATCTCTACAAGCGATGACAATCAAGCTAAGGCTCAGGAATTGGCATTCATATTACAGACAACAGCTCAAAGCTTACCATTTGATCTAACTAAACAGTTATTAGTTAAGATGGCTAGTCTATATAGATTACCTGATCTTGCGAAGGCAATCAGCACCTATGAGCAACCAGAACCTCAACCAGATCCATTACAACAACAATTAATGCAACTACAAGCTGAGAACCTAGCAGCTGAAGCAGCATTAACTAGAAGCAAAGCAGTTGAGAACCAAGCTGATATGGCTCTAAAAGAAGCTAAGACAGAGAGTGAGAAAGCTAAAGCTGCTAATATAGCTAGCAGGACTGATAAGCAGGATCTTGACTATGTTCAACAATATGATCAGACTAAGAATAAGATCCAAGCTACAGAGAATGAGAAAGCTAGAAACTTTGAGCTAAGTAAAGAGATGTTAAAGCTTCTACAAGGGACTAAGGGACAATATCTCTAAAACTTATGATATACTTAAGCCGAACTCAATCATATAAGGAGAAATAGATGAACGAAGAGTTATTTGACAAACTAGAGAAAGAAGAGATGCTAACCACTAGCAACTCTTACTATGTTGAGCTATATCAAGCTCTAGATAGGCTCTATAAGAACCCAGATTTTAAGAAGGTTATTCTAGATGGGTTTCTTACAGAGAAAGTCCATAGTGCAGCTATGATGATGTCTAAACCTGGTGTCAATAGATCACTATTACTAGAAGAGATCTTAGGAGCTAATATCCTAAGAGATTACTTCAATACGATAGTGAATATGGCAGGTAGTGATCTATTAGCTGAAGAGGAGAAGTAAGATGGCATATACTGAAGAAGAATTGTTCAATATGTCAGATGAAGAGTTTAACTCTAAGTTAGACTCAATCCTCGATGAGAATAATGCAGTTGAAGCTGACGATGTTTCTCCTGAAGAAGAGTCAGCACCTAATAATGAGCAAGTGTCAGAGTCAGAAAGCAAGCAACAAACCGAGCAAGATAATTCATCTAATGAGTCAGCTTCAACTGAAGAGCAAACTGGCTCTGATACTCAACCTAACACAGAAATCAATAACGTAGAACAACCTTCACAGGACTCTACAGAAGATAAGAAAACAGAAACTTCTGATGTATTTACAATACGAGCAGCTAAGCAGGATTACACTTTAACTCTAGATGAACTAAAGAATCTAGCTAGCAAGGGTATTGATTACACTAAGAAGACCCAACAATTTAAAGAGTTCTTACCAGCTATAGAAGCTCTTAAGAACAATGGTATTAAGCCAGAGGATACTAACCTATTCATCGACATTATGAAAGGCAATAAGGAAGCTCTAAAGAGTCTTATCAAGTCTCAGAATATTGATGTTATGGATTTAGACGATACTCTGACACCTGAAGAGGATAAGAAAGCTTATACTCCAACAGAGTATAGACCAGATTATGCTAAGCAGGAAATGGATGAAGTTGTAGCTAGAATTGGTAAAGAGCCAGAGTTTCAACAAACTCTAGCAGTTGTTCAGAACCTAGATGAGCAATCTAAAGAGTTCATCAAAGCTTCTCCTAGTGCATTAGAAGATCTACAATCTGATATTAAGAATGGTATCTATCAACCTATAATGCAGAAAGCTAATAGCATAGCATTAAGAGATGGATTTACTAGACCTATCCTAGAGTATTACTCTTATGCAGCTAGAGAGTTTAACCAAGAACAACAATCACTAGCTTCTAATCAACAACAGCAAGCTAATCAAGACAATATTACTAGAGAAGCTAATAGAGCTAAGGCAAGTATTCCTAATCAAGGAAACGTAGCTAGAACAGCTATAAGTAACCCAGACAATGCCCAAGACTATATCTATAATATGTCTGATGAAGAGTTTGCTAAGTATTTAGAAACACTAAACTAAGGATATTACAATGGCAAATAGTCAATATAATAACGGTACTACTTCAACTTATGGTGCTAACCTTACTCTACACGCTTCAGATCGTGTTGGTATTATGGCAGCTAATGATCAAAGGATCTATAGACAATTCGCTTCTAAGAAGTTCACATTACCTCAAAGAAATGGTAAGACATTCAAGACTTTCAGAAAGCAAAACATCTATGACAGACAACTAGGTACTCCAGACTTCCTAGCTAAAGGTTTCTTGACTGGTAGAGATATAGCAGACGTAACTGCAGGTCTTACAGCAGCAGGACTACCTGAAGGTGCAGGAAGACAAAACCTAGTAGAGAACCATATAGTAGCTCTAGAGACTACAATGGCTAGATTTGGACATATGGAAGAGTATACAGATGAGATCGATCTATTCTCAGATACTCGTAAGAGTATAGATATTAAACAAGAGCTAGGAGATCTAGCTGGTAGAACTTATGAAGATCTACTTCAAAGAGATATGCTTGCTACAACTAACGTAGTATATCCATTTGCAGCTACTAGCTTAGCTACTATGGGTAATGGTCTTGTACCTGATGGCTCACTAGATAGCAACTATATGGCTTCATACGACTTCTTCAGAAGATGTGTAGCTAAGTTGAAAGCTAACAGAGCAGATAAAGTAACTGAAATGGTAGAAGCATCTGTTAAGATAGCTACTAAACCAGTAAATAAAGCTTACTACTGCATTATCCCATCTAATGTAGCTTGGGATATCCATAGCTTATCAAGAGCTTCTAATGATGGTAAAGTTAATGAGTTTGGCTTTATCCCAGTAGAGAAGTATGCTTCTCAAAAAGGTATTGCTGAAGGCGAGATAGGTGCTATGGGAGAAGTTAGATTTATTGAGAGTGAAGCAGCTCTAGTATATAGAGGACAAGGTGCTTCAGTACCTGCTGCTTATGTAGGTACTCTAGCTCATACTAACAATAAGTTTGACGTATTCCCAGTGCTATTTCCAACTAAAGAGTGTATAGCTACTGTAGGCTTAGCTGGTAGAGATGGTGTAACATTCCACGCTCAAGCTCCAGAGCAAGCAGATAGAACTAACCCTTATGGCACAGTAGGCTTTGCAAGCTATAACTTCTTCTATGCTAGTATCATACTAAAAGAAGAAGGTTTGCTAAAAGGTCTATTACTAGCATCTAACGTTTGATAACAGATAAAGGAGAAACATCACAATGGCAGTAAATAAAGAGAAACTAGAAGCAGCAGCAGAGACTGAAGCTAAGAGAGAAGAAGAAGCTAATAGTCCAGAACCTACGACAGAACAAGTACAAGGAGCAGTATTAACTGCTCCAAAGGTATCTATGCCTGTCGTTAAGAACTTAGCTCTAAAGATGAAGCAAGATGCTCTAAAGAAGTTTAAAGTAACTGTTGTAAATCAAGACCCTAAAGAAGCTTCAGCTCTTAAGAGTGTCTATGTATCAGTAGCTAACCAGTTCTTATCTAAAGCTTATGTGTTACCATTCAACGTACCTGTTAATGGTGTAGAGCAGTGCATCATAGATGCTCTAAAAGAAGTAGTCTTCTATCAGATTATCACTGATAAGGATAACTCAGGTAATACTGTATTCAATACTAGAGCTGTTAAGAAGTATGCTCTTACTATCGAACCACTAGAAGCAGAAGAGTAAGATATGGCTACTAAATGCTTAGATTGCACAGACATTACTAGCACTCTTAGAGCATTCGATTATGATCTTAATCTACCTAACGAGGATAAGCTAAAGCTTAACCTCGATGTTAAAGATCTCACTGAAGGATCTGTTGTAGCTATTACTAGGGATAATAGACAACTACTAGAATGGAGAGGAGAGAAGATCTTAGATAAACTCTTAGAAGTTATGTCTGAGAACCTTAGAACTCAATATGATAGTGGTAGATTACAAGGCAAAGAGTATGCTGATGTGTATGCTCAGTCTATAGTATCTGTAATAGCTCAATCAGTCCAATTCGCTACTACTAAAGCTCAATTAGAGATACAGCTTAAATCTCAATGGGAGATCGAACTAGCTAAGATCAAACTTCAACTAAAACAACTAGAGTTCCAGATAATGGCTCAGATAGCTGAGTTAAAGATCAAGTGTTGTAAGACACAAGCTGAGATCAGACAAACTAATAGCCAAGCTAGGGTATTAGATAGACAGCTAATGGGATTTGATGACAATATGTATATCAAGCTACTAGAGTATCAGATGAATGCATTTTCACTAATATACTCATCAGGTATGCTAGATGATGCTACCTTACCTGCTCCTCTAAACGTTAATGAGATGGGTAACCTTTATAAGCTCTATAAAGACAGAGTTGCTGAAACATTACCAACATTATTGCAGAGAGAATCTGCTAACCCACAAGATACATTATACCTATCATAAGGAGTACCTATGGGCTTATTTACCAAGAAGAAGAAAGTTACTGAACGCAAGTGGGCATACCTTAATGGTGCTTCTTCTTGGTATGATAGGTATAAAGCAGGTAAGTTTAACCCTAAGAAGAGACTATCAGGAGAGATAGCATTCTCTAAAGGTATTGTACAAGGTAAATCTAAGAAGAATACTAATCTAGATACTATGTCTCAACTAATCAAGGGTGCTAATAATATGCACGAGATGCCTTATACACATAGGAAATTACCTGGATTATCAGCTTCTTTAGGTACATTTACAGAAGGAGAGTTCTCTAAAGAGAAGTACTTAGCTGAGAATACTGATATAGCTGAAGTAATTACAGAGCCAGAAATGGGAAATAAAGACTTATATAACGAGTATGTATTGAGTGTTCTAGTACAAGAATATTCACTAGATACTAAGACAGCTATCTTAGATAACTACCTATGTCAATTCAATGGTTCTCCATTTAATATGACTATTATAGAAGATAAGTATCCACTAGATCCTCCAACTACTACAGGACGGATATTTGCTTACAATGTAGCTACTAATAGTACAGAGATTAAAGGTATGGTATATAAACCTGATACTACTGTAACTATCAAGTATGGAGTACATACAGCTACGACTACTGCTATAGGTAATGAGTTTAGCTACAAGATACCTAAAGATGCTCCAATATTGAAAGATGACTATATAGAAGTTAGTTTTAGAGAATTAACCCCACCAGCTACTTGGAACACTATTAAATACCGTACGAAGCCTGCTATTGAACGAAGAGCAATAGGTACGATATTTACCATTAGTAACCTTGAGAAATACAACTACAAGCCTTCTAATGACGTTAAAGAGGTATTTAGAAAGAAGCTATTAAAACAATTAGCTGAAAAGTTTAATATAGACCCTTATGATCCAGAATTAGAGTTAGTAGAAGCTGATATGGTATTTTCTCCTATAGAGAAAAGAACTCCTAATCCTGACGAGATGAAGGATATGACTCCTGAAGAGAAAGAAGAGTATCTAAAGGATATAGAAGAGGATAATAAGCTATACAAGTATAAAGAAGGATATAAGCAGTATCGTATCTATGGTGTATATACTTGGAAAGGGCATACTGGTAAGCAGACAATAGCTGGTGTAGAACAAGATGGACCTATTATGGAAACACCAGAGATTATAGATTATATACCTTCACAGCAAGCTAAGTATGATGAACTCACTGATTTAGTAGATTACTACTTTATGGAAGTTAGAACTAAAGATGGTCATAGGAAGATAATACCTATTAAAGACTTTACTCAATTCTCTACACAGAAAGGTAAGATAGCTTTAGCTACTGCTAGGATACCTATATGGCAGAATTATGGTAAGTACTGGAGATTAACCTTAGAACAGACTGGTAGGAAGAATAGACCTTATAGAAGACCTCCTAAGCCTAAGAAAGGGAATGACGGTAAGAAACTCTACGAGAAGTTTAAGTCGATGGATATGGGTAAAGCTAGTGTAGATTACATAGATGTTTATCAGTGCTTTAATCTAGTACCTTATCTAAGAGAAGATACTAGACACCATAGAGCTTACCAGAAATATGCAGAGGTATTCTCTAGATACTTTGATAAAGTCTTTAAATGCTATGGTACAGATACTTTCATAACTAAGCATATCTCTGTAGGTGTCCCTGATCAAGGTACAGGTGTATATAGGTTTAAATGCCTAAAGACTATAGTAGAAAGCTCTAAAGTAGAGCAGCCACATACCTTTATAGGTAGCCATCCAGCTACAGGAAGTGATCTAATACTATACACTTATGTACCAAACTATTCTAATGAAGAGGATCAGTTCGGTAAGAGAAAGATACTAAACTATACATTGTACTGTTTAGATTTAACTTATTGGTATGGTAAAGCTTTTACAGCTACTCAGCCTAAAGCACATAAGCTACCTGAGAATATGGAGTTAGATCCAGAAGCTAATCACTATGAGAGTGATAGTAGATACACTGGTAAGCAGAAGTTAGATGCCTTTGAAAGTGGTTTAGCAACTTCTAAGATGGTTATAGAAGGTCAAATAGATCTATATCAGCAACAGTATAGAAAAGCAGGTTACTCTAAGCACGAAGAGTTTGTAAGCCAATTCACTAAGTACGACCTATCCGATATATTTAAAATCAGTGGTACTTACTCAGAAGACTTCAAGAGAGTACTGAATACTCCTACAGACGGTTTCTCTTTCGTAACACATCCTATAGGTGAAGGGTTATACTACTTTATTCATAATAGGTTTGGTGAAGAGTATCCTATGGTAACTAGCTTTATAAGTGTAAACCCAGATTATGGTAATTCATATTGGGGTAGTAGCTTTACATCTACGATACCTACAGCTTACACTGATGATACAACTCATATCGCTAAAGTAAGAGATTATAATGCTTCTCAATTTACAGAAGCTAGAAAAAGTAAGACTATTAAGTGGGCTAGTAATAGTACAGAACTCACAGAGACAGAGAAAGATAATCTAGAGAATACTTTTAAGAATGCTAGTATAACTACTACTAGAATAAGGATAACTAACTATCGTAGAAGTAGAAATAAATATGTATCACGGGTAACTGATTGGGATGCTAATAATGCCCTTAGGTATAGACCTATTACTATTATAAAGACTCACGAAGTTGCTATAGATCCTAAGAAACTAGTTATCTCTAGTAAAGGTCTTATAATAGATGATCCAAACTTTCCTAAAGACTATGTTGAAGATACCCTATGGATTAGACAAGTAAATTACAGATATGCTAGTGCTTATGATCTTAATCACTATCAACCTCCACAGATAGGATATACAACTATCTATGAAGGTATAACTGTATATCATATGTTTATCCCTAAAGCTAATGGACAGATATTTAGATCGTGGTATGATGATAAAACTTTTAACTCTAGTGCAGAAGCTAAAGTAAGTACTACTCCTAGACTACCTTTAAAGCTATGGTATCATACACCTGTATATGTACAGAGTGCCATAGCATCTAGTACATTCTTCTACGCTATAAAGTATCACTACACTATCAAAAAAGCTAACTGGTTTGCTAAGATTATAGGACCTATACTTATTGTAGTAGGTATTGTTATAACAGCAGCTTCCTTTGGTACTCTATGGTGGGTTGGTGTGCCTCTTATGTCAGCAGGTATGGTATTAACTGGTGCTGTATATGGTATCCCCTGGTTACAGTTTTTGGGTATGATTGTAGGTATTGTCTATTCTGTAGTAGCTCCATTCTATGCTCCTATAGCTTCTACAGCTACTGGAGCAGTTACAACAATGGCAGCAGCCTATGGTACTAGTGTAGCTGTAGCTATCTCAATAGCTTCACTAGCTATGGGAGCTTATTCAATAGCTACCTTCTTTAAAGATCAAAAGGCTATTAGAGAAGCTAAGCAGGCAGCTAAAGACAAAGAGAAGGATAGTTATAGAGAGGAAGCAGAAGCTAGAGAGAGATTTGCTAAAGAGTTAGAGAAAATCGATCTAGCAGACTTTGATATTAATACCTCTTATGAAGAACAGATGGATATGTTCTATTGGATATGCTATGGTGGGTTATTATATGACCCTAGATCACACGAAATGTTAAACTATAATACAGCTTTAGCTAAGTCTGATTATAGTCAATACGATAGATTTAAATAGAAAGGACATATATGTTTAGTATGTTAGGCAATTTGTTTAATAATGGTGCTGGACAGATAGGTAGCCAAGTAGCTACTAATGTACTCGGTCAAGCAGGTCAGCAATTATCTAGTCAAGCTCTTAATCAAGGATTGATGGAAGTACTTAGAAATGTAGGACAGCAATCTGGTAATGCTCTAGCTTCACAAGGAGCTGCTAGCATAGCTTCTCAATTTGGTAGTAGGTTAGGAACTGATCTAGGTCAAAGAATGGCTCAAGGAGTAGCTCTTAATGGTTTGTCTAAGTTAGGACAACAAGCAGCTGATATAGTAGCTAATGGCGGTAGTAATACCCTAGCTGGGATTATGAATAGTAGCAATATACTTCAAGGTTTAGGAGAGAAAGCTGATCAAGCTCAAGGTACTCTTAGTAAAGCTTGGGATTGGCTAACTAACCCTACTGAGAAAGGATTTACTACTAGAATAGGTGTAGATCAGTTTGGTAGACAAGTTATAGAGAAAGTACCAGTTGAAGGTACTAGCAGATTAGGTACTCTTATGAATGGAGCTATGACTGCTGGAGATCTATATACTAAGTATCAACAATACAAGGATAGTAAGAGAAACAATGAGTTAGCTTACCAAAGCAATAAGTATGGCTTTGATAGAACTAAATCAGAGAATAGTAGATTAGATAGACAAAGAGCTAACATAACTTCATCATATCAAAATGGTGCAGTAATATAAGGAGCTAGTATGATAACTATTCAAAGAGTAGATGCTACTATGCCTCAGAAGATAGCTAGAGATAATCTAGCTACCGCTTTAAATGATGAGATAGCTCAATACTATCAAACAGAGATAGCTAGAAATCAAGATCAAAGACAAGCTAACCTAGAACCTTATCTACTAGAGCAAGCTAATCTAAACAATCAGAAGTCTGCTATAGATGTCTTTAATAATGCAGATATGCTTAATGCTAGGAAGAGTTTAGATCAAGCTATAGCTAATGGATATGTACCTACTACAGAGAATATTCTTAATAATTCTCAAGGTTTCAATACTCTTCAACAGAAGTTAGTAAATGAGCTTTATGGAGATACTCTTAAAAATCAAGAGAAGAGTATAGAGAATGCTATGAGTCAAGCTTCAATGGATAGGTATAATGAGCAAATCCAATATATGAAAGACAAATACGGAGTAACGCCAGTTCAAGCAGATGTAGATTACCTTATGAAGAACAGAAATGATATACCTATCAATACAAGCATTTCTGTGGCTTCTAATCAACGATCGTCTGTTGGGGGTAGTAATTATGCTCCTACACCTTCAAATGGCTCTAATGCCCCTGTAATTGATCCTAATGAGATAGTATATGATCCAGCTACTAAACAGCCTTTAGCTAAAGGAGTAGCTAACTTTAATCCATTTGCTTCTGATACTATTGATGATAATACTCAGAAAGGCTTTAGTAATCTAATGGATACTCAAACTAAGCTAGGTAATATCAAGCAAGTATCTCCAGATACAGCAGGAGCATTAGCTGTTTATACTACACTAGATGGTAGTACCTTAGTAGCTAATACCTCAGATGTATCTGCTATGGATAAGTTAGAAGCTATGCAAGAAGCTGATAAGGCTAAACTAGCTGATAAATCTTTACCAGAGAGTGTTAGAGCTTCTTATGCTAAGCAAACAGACAATAAAGTATTCTACATATCTCCAGAATCTAAACAAGCTCTTATGAGCACTAATAATAGAGATGTCTATGATGTGAATAAAGATGGAGATTTACTACTAACTAAGAATATATCTAGTAGCAAAGGATTTGACTCTGTTAATCCTAAAGGTATATCAGCTAAAGATATGTATCAGAATACCAGTAAGATAACTGCTATGCAATATGATCCAAATATAAAGCCTGATATTAATGATAGAACTCTTAAAGCTGAAGTATCTGCTCTTGTTAAACCTTTTACTGAAGGTCTAACAACATTTATGGCTATGCCTGAATTAGATAAAGATACTAAAGCTACTATGAATAGAGTATTAGCTACTGCTGATGGTTCTGCTAGGGTTAATGAGTTCTTCAATCGTTATGGAGCTAATGTTCTTAGAAATGCTGATAAAGATATTATAGAAGATATTGTTAGCTACTTTGAGAGTGGAGAAGGGGCTGGTTCTAAGCTTAATGATGCTATGAAGAAATTACTAAGAAGAGATACTACTGAAGATACTAACTATATGTTAGCTAGACTAGAAGCTAGGAAAGAGTTAGCTAGTGATAGATCTCAAGCTATGAAGTTAGCTACTCAATACAGAGCTTCATTAGATCCTAAGTCTGAAGAATATAAGCAGATCACAACCTTTATGGAAGATCTGAAGAGTGGTAAAGCTAAGCTACCAGCTTACAATGGGGATATACTCAACGGTAATCCTAATATGGGAGATAGAGCTAAACAATTCACTTACATAGCAGCTGATAAGGATGGTAAGTATCAATCATATATGGGTAAAGACATTAATGGTAAGATACCTGTATCTGGTTTAGAAGTAAATCCTCTATTTGATAAGCTAGTGGATTTCTACTCTAAGCAGAGGATGTATAACAGAAGTAATAAGAACTATGTTCTACCTGATAGGAAGAAACCTACTTCTAGAAAATACTATCCGACAGAGCAAGATATGTTTGATGCTCTAGTAACAGACTAAGGTATTAATTAATTTTCTTAAGCAACTTTTTATGTAATTTTATATTCGCTTAAGTTTCTTTATAGTGGTGTAAATGTATAATCCAGACAAATACTCCACTATAAGGAACAAATATGGCAGACAATAAGAACCCTTTATTCGCTAAAGGTCTTAAAGAAGCTTATCCCTCAGATAACTTACTAGGTGTCGATAATGAGTTAGCTACTCTAGCTAATCAATATGACAATAACTTTGTTAATAACTTACCTCAAGGACAACAACAAGCTCTTAACTCTATACCTAACATAGGCAATGCTATCTCTAAAGTGCAAGAGAAAGCTACCAAGACATCTCAAGACTATCAAGCTAAGATGAATGTTATAGATCCTTATGGATCAGCTGTCAATAAGCAAGCTTCATTAGAAGCTGTAAATCAAGCTTCAGCAGAACAAGAAGCTATACTGGCAGCTCAAAGAGCTATGTTAGAAAGAGGTAATCAAGCAGATGACCTAAACTATCAGAATGATCTAAACTCTTTAGCAGTTCAGAAATTACAACTTCAGAATGCTCTTACTGGTAAAGCTATAGGTATTGATCCTAAAGAGGGTCTTCATAGGATTAAGAACTATCAATCTAGTATGACTAAGGATATTGAAGAAGCTCAGAGAGCTAATGAGATACAAGCTAGGATGTCATTGCTAGAAGGTAAAGCTCAAGAGTTAGGTATAAGATATGGTCAGCAAAAGGCTAACAATGCTCTTAATATGCTAAAGCAAGAGATGGCTGAAGATAACCTAATGAAGAGTAAAGCTGAAGCTTCAGAACAGCTCTACAACGCTCTATTACAACAATCATCAGATGATAGATACAAAGGACTAATAGATAATCAAGCTACTGTAGATCTTAGCAAGAAACCTATAGAAACTGATTTCTTACCATCTGTATATCACGGCTTTGTAGATAGCGTAGCAGATATACCTAGAGGCTTAGGAGCTATTACTAACGCTATTGCTCTATCGCCTGAAGAGAAACAACAAAGACTAGAAGCTCTTAAGAACCTAACCCCAGATCAAGCTCCTACGAATTGGTTAGGAGACAATCTTATCAAACTAGGCGATAAACTGTCAGATAGTGATATAGACTACCAGAACAAGTATAACCTAGATAATATGTTACTAGATGCAGACTCAGCTAAGGGAGCTATAAATACAGCTCTAGGTATTGGCAAGAATGCAGCAGGCATAGTAGCAGATACATTAGTTTCAGCAGCTCCAGAGATACTTACGACAGCTATATCAACAGGAACTATCCCTGCAGCTTTAAGAACAGCTAAGATAGCAGCTAGAGCAGGACAAATAGCTGAAGATGTAGGAGCTGGGTTAGCTAAAGTAGCTGGTGCAGGTGTTAAGTTTGAGAAACCTATAGCTCAAGGATTATCAGCAGCTACTGGTGAAGCTACAACAGCTACTAAATTTACCAAGTTTAGTCCAGAAGTATTTAAAACTAATCTATCAGGATATGTCTCAGAAGATGTAGCTAAGAAGGTAGCAGGTAAGCTAGGAGCTAATGCTACACCTAGTATGACAGGTAAAGCTCTAAGAGAAACACTAACTAAAGCAGAGAAGTTAGAACTAGCTAAAGTATCTTGGGTTAAAGATAGTGCTAAGTTGTTTGGAGGTATTACTGGCTTATCAGCTGAGGTAACTCAAAAGATGCACAATGCTCAGATAGATCGTATGAAGCAACAAGGCATTGATCCAGATAAGCTAGGATACTTAGTATCTCTTAATAAGAACGATATTATTCCAGCTATGGCATATACAGCTCTAAACTTAGTTGAGTTTGGAACATTGTTTAAGCCTTTGATTGGTAATAAGCTAACTAATGGTCTTATCTCCTCTATCAAAGATAAAAGCTTCTCAGGAGTATTCAATGGTGTTAAAGATGTAGCTAAATCCCTAATAGGAGATAAAGGAGTTACAGCAGCTGCTGTCTTAACTTCAGCTAGTAAACTAATAGGTAATAGTGCTACTGAAGGAGCTACAGAGTTCGCTCAAACAGTTACTGAAGCTATGATGAGAGATAATGATTTAAAAGGCTCATTAGGGGATTACTACGATGCAGTTAGAAATGTCTTAGCTAACCCTAAGAGTTATAAAGAAGTTAAAGAAGCAGGTATAACTGGAGCAATAGCTGGAGCTGGTACTCACGTAACTGGACAGATAGCTCCTAGCGTAGCTAGAGAGAGCTTATCTAAGGCAGCTTCATTAGCTAGCAAAGGTGTTAATAAAGTATCAGAGTATGTTACAGCTAATAAAGTCCAAGCCCAAGAGAATATTAACAATGTATCTAATCTTAATGCTAAAGCAGAGAATAAGAAAGATGTATCTCTTAAAGAGCTATATCAAGTAGCTGTTAGCCCTAAAGCTAGAGAAGCTTTCTTAAATGAGCCAGAAACAGATAACAATAAAGAGTATAAGAGCTTAGTTAAAGCTCTATCTACCCTAGATACAACTAAGAAGACTAACATCCTAGCTACAGAACTAGCTGAGAAGTATCCTAAATATACACAAGAACAACTAGCAGACATTATTCACATTAGTAAGAATAGAGATACTAAATATTCAGAAGTTGATAAGTCTCAGTTATCTCAAACTGTAAAAGATAGTATAGAAGCAGTAACTAAAGAGAATTATGATAACTCTAAAGTTAAGGCTATGTTTCAGAACAAGTCTTATGAAGACCTTACATTAGGAGAAAGGTATGCTATAGCTCCTAGCAAGCTCGTAGAGCAACAATCGACTGAGAGCAAGCCAACCATAAGGGTAACTAAAGATAAACGCTTAGCAACGTCGCTAGAGAGTGTAAAAGACGATACTAATGAAGCTAATACTTATGTAACTCCAATAGAGGCTGAAACAGGTAATCTCAAAGAAGTTACTAAGGAAGATGTCAATAGCTTTGATACAGTATTCTCAGAGAAGCATTTAGTCGATAGTCTAGGCAACTATAAGAATGAAACTGATGTTAAGAAAGCTTATAGATCATTTGTTACTACTCTAGCAATAGCAGAAGCTGGAGATACCACTCAAAGTAAGAGTATTAAGGATACCTATATAGGCGGTTTAATTAATAAGATTAGAAATGACATACTCTTAGCCGAAGATCCAGTAGAAGCCTACAAGAGCCTAGCAGAGAATAGTATAGAGAGAAAGCTAGTAGATTTAATTCTAAAAGATATTAAGGAGCAGGATAAATCTACTGCTGAAGTAGCTGATATACCCTTGGCTTCTCCTATAATTGATATGCTTACTAGCTCAGATATAGCTAAACCAGAGGACAAGAGTGTAGATACTGAAACATTAGGTACTCAAGGTTCGTCTGTTACTCCTGACAAACAGATCAGGGAAGCTATCACTGGTCTAGAACAATTATTCGATAGTGCTTATGGAACTGATAAGAAGACTCGTAAGCTAAGAAACATTAACAAGATGACATCTCTAGGTGTAACAGCTTCTAAAATATCTGAAGCTATCAAGAAGTTTAAGTATGTCATAGCTCTTAGAGAAGCTGCTAGGGATACTACTGATATTATCTTACCTAATGGAGAAAGCCAAGAAGTTCAAGAACCTCTCATTACTAGAGAGTCATTAGCTACTAGAGTTCTAGAAGCTCAGAAAGAGTTAGAGATAGCTCAAAGACAAACTCAGAATAAGCTAGATGCAGTTAATATCTTCTTTAAGAAAAGTTCTGATAAGAATGGTAGTCTTGCAGCTACTCTAGCATCTCTTGGAGTAATAGGCGAGGATATCAAAAACTATATCTTTGAAGCTAATCAAATACCAGGTGTTCAGAATACATCTTTAATAGTCCAGATAAATCACAATACTAAAGAGATTTCTCTACTAGATAATAAGACTAATATAGGGGATATATCAAAGAGAAATGAACTGCTAGGCAGGGATAAATACTTACTATATGTTCCTCTTAATACTACAGGTGTAAATGGTTCTTATACCCTAGCTAACTCTGGCTTTAGATTAGGGGAAACAGAAGCTAATAGTAGCATAGCCTTACAAGATCATTTAGAGAAAGAAGTGAAGGATTTAAAAGAAGCTTCTAAAGCTTTAGAGAGCTATGTTAAGAATGCTATACCGCAAGTTGAAGATTACCTAGATAAGAAAACTCTAAAGACTAATAAAGATCTAACAGCTAGTTTAGTAACTATGGTTAATGGTATTACAAAACTAACTGATGATAGTGTTAGGCATACTATTAAAGATACTTTAGGACGATTAAGACGAGCTAATAGAGATATAGCTAAACTAGAATACTATATGCAACAGAGAGAGCAGAATAAGGGTTTTGAAGGAGATACTAGCTGGAACATAACAGCAGATGGTTCAGAAGTAACTCTATTCAATATTTCTCTAATTAAGGCTAAAGACTTAATGACTTCTTTGTTATCTGAGAGGGATAACCTGCTTTACAATATGCAGATATTCTTTACTGAGCAGAAAGATGCCTCAGACATTATTGCTCTAGTAGGGTTATGGAATACTCAGAAGATTAGAGATGGAGAGCTAAATAAGTATATGAGTGATACTTTAATAGGTAAAGCTAAATCTATACTAAGGGGTATAGCTAACTTCTTCAAAGGTACTGATATAGCTCTTAAGAAGTTTAGAGCTTTACTAAAACAAGTCAATTCTACTAGGAGTAAAGACGATCAAATTAGTGAGAAAGATCTAGAGGATTTATCACGTATCATAATAGATAAAGAAAAGAGTCCTGAGAGAGTAACTGATGAAGAGCGATATGAGATAGCAGATACTACCTTTAGATTATTAGGTATCTTAACTACTCAAACTGAGAATAACTATGGATTTGGGGATACGGGTAATCTTCTTAGTGAGTTGCTACCAAGCACTAAAGAGATACTTCTTAGTAAAGGTTATCTTGATCTAACTAAGAACTTAGTAGGTGGATACTACTTACCTTCAGTTCATAGAGTGTCTAGCTATGCTATGTTTGATAAGAGCTTTAAAATGAACGCTTATGATGTTAAAGAAGCATTTGAGTTCGATAAGTTTAAAGATGCTATTCAGAAAGCTGTAGCTAAAACACCATATACGACTAACTTCAATAACTTATTCTTAGACCTATTTGATATAGGTAAAGTTAAGAATACCATTGGCAATATCAACGCTAATAAAGATAAGGTAACTAACCTGAAAGAAGCTGTAGTTAGAAGCTGGTTTATGTCTATTATGGGATTGCTGTCTAACGAGAAGCTAATAGCTCCATTAGCTAAGATAAACTCTAATCTAAAAGATACTGAAGAAAATCAAAGAGTAACTTCAACATATCAAGCTACAGTGATAGTAAATGATATGCTTAGAAACTTTGGTTTAGTAGAAGAGAATGAAACTAAGAGTGCTGGAGAGATGATCACAGCTACAGAACAGCTAAAAAATATGGTTCAACAAATACTGAAACTAACATTTGCTAATATGAGAGATGGTGCAGTAATTATTGATCCTAAGACTAATGTAATTAAACTTAAAGATAAGAAACACCTAGATCAGATACAAGACCAAGCTAAAGCCTTTACTAATAGGGGATATATTTCTCCTAAAGAAGTAGCTGCTAAAGAACAATTATCAGATGTCCTTAAAGATCTAAAGCTATCTCAGAAAGGCAATAAATTCTCCTCAGAAACAGATCCTAGAGTAGTAAATGGTATCATAGCCCAATCTCTCACACCATTGCAGTATAACCTAGATAAGATGAATGCTATGGTAGAACACTTAGCTCTCAATGGTAAGAACTTAGCTTATGAAGTTAAGTCTATGCTCAATCCAATCTTTACTGCTACAGAGTTCTATAATACTGGTAAGATGAAGCTAAGTCCTAAGCTATGGGCTACACAAGTAGAACCTATTGTTATGCAAGCAGCTAAAGAATTAGGCGTAGGAGATACAGATAGTTATATACAAGCCTTCAAAGAAGAGCTAATAGATATCGATGAGAGTATCAGTAAGAATCCAGTAGCAGAAACTCTGTTAGCTTCTATTGATATACCTAGACTTAATAATAAGATCCAATCCTTTATTGAAGTAGCTCAAGAGAGTAACTCTAACAGAGGTAAAGGCACTCAGTTCTATTACAATGTCTTTGCTGGACCAAATGATAGAACTACTATAGATGGCACAGGACACCAGCAGTCTAATAAGAATATTAGACATCTAATTCAGAAAGTAAGAGATCCTGAAGAAGCTAAGAAATCCTTTGATAAAGAGTTTAGTAACTATGTCTATAGTGGCAATGATCTAAAGACAGCTAAAGAGAAAGCTAAAAGAAATCTAATGTTAGCTCTAGGAACTGGGTTAGATATAGTAGATCTTACTAAGTTAGCTGATGGTCAATATAGAAATGAAGTAACTCAGATAGTTAGAAAATACTCTGAAGAGATGCAGAAGGTAGATACCTTAGCAGAGAAGCAGGCTCTTATACAAAAGAGAATTAAAGAAATAACTGAAGTAATCTCTAGAGATAAAAAAGCATATCAAGAGTTCGTAGATAAAGCTTTAGCTGATAATAGCGATTTAGCTAATACTATCAATAAGCTATTAGAAGCTATTGAGAATAAGAGTACCCTAGCTGAAAGAATATCTGCTGTGAGAAATACTCTACCTGAGTTTGAGCATACACCAACATATAGCCTTATTGATGCTCTAGGGGCTATAGAAGGCTTAAACGTTATCGAGAAGGGTAATTCTATTGCGGATGTGAGAAATGCTCTCTACGATAGCTTATATGCTCTAGAAACACTAGAAACAGATGGACAGACATTTGGACCAGCATCTATTAATATTCTTAACTTTGTAGAGAGAGCTTCTAGAAAGTTAGCTTTAGCTGGCAACTTATCAGTTTCAGAAGATCCATTAATGTATATGGACGATGACAACTATAACTTTACAGCTCAAACACTATTCTCAGAATGGTTTAGACCTGTCCTAGATAAATCTCTTAATGATCTTATAGCAGAACAAGGATTATCTGATAGGTTCAAGGATGCTAGTGAGAATGCTAAAGTCTTAATAGCTAAAGAAGCTCTAGTCAATTCTCTAATGAATAACGTCCAAGAATACACTACTAATAAAGATAGCTTACAAACTCATAGAAATCTACTAGATTTAGTAATATCTGAAGCTATTTTCAAACTAAAGAACCCTAATGAACTAGCTGCTATGTTAGATCAATCCATAATGAACACTCTTAATGCTAGGATTAAGTTTATTAGAGCATTATCTAAACCTATTCTTCAGTTAAGTGGATATGGTTCTGGCGTTAAAAACAATACTAAAGGCTTCACTAGCTCATTCTTTATGAAGAATATCCCTACTATCTTTAATAAGATAGCTTCCATAGCTAATACTAATACAGATAAAGAAAGTGAAATAGATCTATTTGACGAGAATAACCTATTAGTTGATGATAGATTGCAAGGTCTTTTAACACCTTCAGAAGTAGCTTCTCTTAGAATACTTGGTGTTAAGAACCTAAAAGACTTTCACGAGCTAATAAAGATGAATGCTAACGGAGAGTTAGACTTTACTAACCTAGATAGAGCTTTAGACAACTCAACTAAAGATCTAATAGGTGTAGTTACACAAGCTTTACAGAGAGTATCTCCATTCCAAGCTCAAAGAACTACTTTGACTATGAAGATACTTAATGATCACGTTAAACACTTAGCTGAAGAGATCAATATTAAATTGGGGGATAAAGGTAGAGTAACTTATGTAGAAGGTAACTCTGAAAAAGCTGGTAGTATAGATTATACAGATGTTAGTGAAAACTATCTTATCGAGGCTATTAAAGCAATACAGAAAGAGGATAGTACATTAGTTGGTATCTTGATGTCGGATGAGAATGGCTCTATTACTAATTTCGTTAGAAGATCAACAGAAGTCTCAGAAGATAGAGATACTAATAGAACTTCAGCAGGAACTACTGCTAAGAAGACTAGAGTATATTTTAGTCCTGTAGATCTATCCTTAGTTACTAACTTTGGTCAGTCAATGGATGCTAAAGTTCAAGGTATAGTTCAATCTAAACTAGCTGATATGGGTATCTTTGTAGGTCTTAATAACTTCGATGCTTTTACTACATCAGCCCTATATATTAGATTAGTATCAGAATTAGCTAATGAAGCCTTTGCAGAGCTTATAATGGACGATAAGGCTAATCTAGGTAAGACAATGTTTATCGCAGCTCTAGAGAACGAGAAACGATGGTATAAACTAGAAACTGCTCCTGAAGCTAAGAGTAATCTAGCTGCTACGATAGCTCAAATAGAGAGCTACTTAATGGGCTTAGAAGTAGCTGATGATCTAAGAACTATTAATGGTGTTCACGTAGATAACTTCGGCGGTAACTATAGACTAGATATGAACGGTAATCCTGCTACAGAAGTCAATATTGCACCTTTAGATAGTAATGATCCTAAATATATAGCGGCTATGAATAGGCTATACCCTATGGATGGCTCTAATACTCAAAAAGCTATGGAGTTCTATACTACATTAGTTCCTACATTAGAGTGGCTAAATGCTTATAAAGATGCTTATGAAGCTCCTCAGAATGTAGTTCATCTCATTAATGAGCTACTAAAGAAACAGATAGCTCTAGGAGAGAGATACTCTAATAAAGATATACTAGAGAAGTCTAAAGTAGCTTCTGAAGCTATAGAGAAATTTTTAAACGAGAAACCTGAGTTTAAGGAGATTACTGATTTCTATAAATTTATGTCTAAAGAACTCTCTTATGATACCTTTAGAGCTTTTGAGAAACTACAAGATACCTTCTATACTACAAACCCTACTCAAATGATTTCTCTAGCTAAGCAAGAGCTAAGAGATAGCTCTGACTTACTAAAGGTAGAATATGGCAGATACTTCGCAAATAAGCAAAAGAACTTAGTTACTAATAGTATGAACGAAGTAGCATCTAAGATAGTTGATCCTTCTAAACAAAGTAATTTGTATGTAACTAGCTTAAATATGGTTAGAAACGATGAGTTGTCAGAGAAGAAGCTAGAGTATAGTGAGAATGAAGGATACTTATTAGGTGGAGAACCTTTAACACCAAACACTGAGGCTTTACTAGATGGAGAAGTGTATTCAATAACTCCTACAGCTTATGAGAGACTAAAGGTAGAGTCTCAAGACTCAGCTGTAGTCAAAGCTCTGAAACATTTAAGTAAAGTTAGAGGTATTCAACCTAACAACATAGTATTCAATACTGATAAGTATAAGAGAGATATAGAAGCTAAAGTAATACCTAATTCTGGAGTTACTATTAAGTCAGTTTTACGAGATGATTTATTAGGTAAATTGCAAAGTAATGATCTTAAAGAGGTTCTAAAAGCTCTCTCTATAATGACATACCTAAGAGATAAGGCTAATGCATTCGGAGAAGCTCATAGAGATGAAGTCAATACTGTTTTAGGTGAGCTAAATAAAGAAATAGCTGATACGAAAAATACTTGGCTATTCCCTAATAAAACAAAAGGATTAAGCTCTATCCCAGCAGATAATAGACTAGATGCTCAGAAATTACTAGATTACCTAAATGATGAGATAGTTCCTTATACCATCTACAGAGGATACAACAAGATAGATGAAGCTTTAGGTAATGAAATACAAGTTGTAGATTTTACAGATACCTTACCAACAACTGAGACTGTTACTGAAGAAATGGAGAATGCTCAAGGAATAGATGCGAAAGATATCAAGTTAGGTACTCAATCAGCAGATACTACTGAAGAGAACATCAGAAAGGATCTCTATAAAGAGATAACCTTAGAGAATAGTTTTGAGAGCTTAGTAGATACCTTTAATGAGCTATCAGATATGAGTGGATTAGATGCTGAGCATAAGAGTATGTATGTAGCATTACTCAATAGGTTCTTTACCAAGACTAATGGAGATAGGTTCTTTAGAGATGGTCTAGAGATTAAGGTTTATAACTCTACTGGAGAAGCTTCTGGTAAATTTGACCCTAAGACTAATAAGATAGAAATATTCTTAGGAGATCAGAGAACTAGCATAGGACTATCTCCAGCTGAAGCCTATATGCACGAATTAATCCACGCAGTAACAGAGTATGCTATCCAGTCAGAAGAACCTGAAGCAGTAGCTATAGTTAAGAATGCTGAAGCTATTAGATCTCAACTTATGAGATACTACAACTCTAATCAAGCTAAGCTAGACCTGGCTAATAGATTAGGATTTACAGGTACTGATAGTCATAAGATAGATAGTATATCTAGGATATACATTGACTATATGAATGGTAGTATTAGTGAGTTTATAACCATAGCTATGACCAACAAAGAAGTTCAGAAAGATCTATCTAAGCTAAATCATAAAGAAGCTAAAGGCTTCATTGAGAGATTAGTAAGGTTCTTTAGTAGATTACTTAATGCTTTAACTAATACACCACAAGAGATAGACCTAGAGCATAACTCTGGTAGTCAAGCAGTATATCAATTAGCTATAAGACTAGCTAACAATAACAATCAGCTACAAAGTGTCTATAAGGATTTGAAGTATCAAAGCACTTTACAGAAGTGGCTAAGTGCAGCTGATAGTTTAACTAATAGGACAGTATCTCAATGGATCAAGAATGAAGCTACTAAGCTAGAAGCAGGTAATCCAGCTAAGAATATCTACTCATTAGTTAAGTATCTAATGTTTGCTCCTAGAAATCCAGTTATAGCTCATAAGGCTATGAAGCTATTAGTTAATGACTTTGATTTCTCTCCTAATGGTTTCTTAGCTACTACACTATCTAACATTAGCACCTTAGATGATGCTAAGAGAAAGGTTAATGAACTACTAGCTAAGTCAGCTAATCTAGATAAAGAGAGATTAATGCTACATACTAGCTTACAGAAAGAGTTAAAAAGTAAGTTCAGTAGGGATTTAACTCCTACTGAAAGTAAAGAGCTAGGTAAGATAATCCAAGTATATGATCTAAGAGCTGTAGATAGTGAGATTAATCGCTTGTATCCTACATACTTTGCTAGTAAGTCTAATAGTCAAACTAGAGATAGGATTAGAGACGAGATAAGAGCTACTCTTACAGATATATCTAAGAGTATGCCTAGTTACTTAGTATCTGGTAATAATAACCGTAGAGCTTCAATACTTAGCTACTATGACGAAAAGACACAAGAGCTGGCTGATTATATTAGCAAAGGTCAAATTAGCTCTAATATGCTTCTAAATGCGTATAACATAGCACAAGGTTTAACACTCCCAGAGATAGTGGATAATAGACTTAAGAAAGGCAATGAGATCATAAATCAAAAAAATGTAAATGAGTTAGCTCAGAAGCTAGATAAGCTAATATCTTTAAGAGCCTTAGTGAATGCTTCAGATAAGACTTTATCTACCTTCAGAGAGCTATATGAGAGTGATCTAACTAATGCTGGTGTAGTAAATGCCTTTGATATGCACAAGATGTCTAAGCAAGGTTTAGAAGATGAACTATTAACTAAAGGTGTAATCTCTAACGAAGTTAAAGGCTATGTCAGAACTAGAACTAATGAGAGTGTAGATATCATTGTAGCACCTATAGCTGAAGAAGCTGATCTAAGAGCAGATGGCTATAAGCTAGTTAAGAACTATGCTAAAGTCTTTAACTTTGGTGGTAGAGGCTTAGGTATGTATATCTCAACAACTAATATGCAACCTAAGTTCAACAGAGGTGTTATCAGGACTACATCTAATAGCTCAAGAGGTATGACTATCCAATCAGCTGTAAATAATATGTATCCTTTAGAAACTACAGCTAAGAAACAAGCTATAGTAGCAGATCTTATTAGTAAGCTAAAGAGAGATAACAGAAACCAATCTGAAGAGTTTGTTCCAGTATTTGATGCTAAAGGGCAAATAGTAGATTATAGATTACTCTTATCTCAGAAACAGAAAGAAGAGCTAGAGATAGCCAATACCGATCTATTTGATACTCTACCTAATGCTATCACTAGATATATGGATAGAGTTCAATCAGAAGCCCATAATAAAGAGATACTAAAGGATCTCCAAGAGTATTATCATAAGAATAAGGGTAAAGAAGAGTTTATCTACTTAGGACCTGATGGTATCAAAGCTCATAACCCTAGAGTTAAGAAAGAGTCTGACTTAGTCCAACTACAAGAGATATGGGATTTAATACCAGGTACTACTAAGGACTATATCCAAGATAGCTTACAAGGTATGGATAATGGTATCTATATCCAAGCTAGCCAGTTTGCTTCAATAGCAGGTAGCAGAGATTTCAGATTAACAGATACTGATGCCTTTAAGAGAATAGTTCCCCTAGCTTACTTTAGAAGGTTAGCTAAGATGATGGAGTATGGAATTATCAAAATGGGTAAATGGGTAACTCAGAAGATAGTTCTTACTAACCCTGATGTAATCATAGGTAACTTAGCATCTAACCAACTGGTATTAACTACCTTTGGCTTAGATCCAGTAACTTCTATGAAGTATTATGCAGAGGGTATTCAGTATATCCAAGCATATAACTATCTAAAAGAGAAAGAAGTTCTACTTAAGAAGGATATGGAGCTAGCTACTGACCCTAGAAAGAAAGCTATAGCTGAAGATAAGCTAACTAAGCTTAGAAATAAGATGAAGAGTAACCCTATCTATGAGTTTGATAAGAAAGGACTTATCTCAGATATAGCTGAAGATCTACCTAAGACTGAAGAACAACAAGACTTTATAGACAGAGCTATAGAGAAGTCTTTAAATAAGGTAGGAGTACCACAAGCCTTTAGAGAAGCCTTTGATGTAGTTATGGTAAATGAAGGAACTACATTACATAGTGCTTATGCTTCATTAGTTAAATATTCTGACCTAGTAGCTAGATATGCTTTATATAAGCATCTAACTCTTACAGATAACCTTACAGATCAAGATATGTTTGACCTATTAGATAGAGCATTCATTAACTATACTCCAGCTCAGCATCCGATATTAAAGTATGCTAATGATATAGGTTTTGCTAGATTTACTAAGTATTGGATAAGAGCACAATCTCATATATCATCTGATCTACTAGGTAGTAGATTAGGAGCTACTATGCTTATACACGGAGCATTGAAGCTAATGGGAGTACCTATCTCTTCGCCTTTAAATGCCATATTCTTTAGGAAGTTTATGAACTATGATACAACCTTTGGAATACCAGGTGTAACAGATATAGACGAGATCTACGATGATTTAGCTGATGGTTTGATTATTACTAATCCATTAGTATCGTTGAAGAAATTGTTTTAGAAAATAACTCCCAGTCTTTAGCTGACGAAACGAGAAGACTGGGAGATTTACTCAGTGAGGCAGAATAAATGGTTGGTCATTATCTGACCATAATAGAGAGAAGGTGGAAAAACGTAAAGACCTTCTCTCATAAATAGGATCTCTATGAAACAGGAGTAACTATACCATCTTTATCTAAAGTAAGACTTAAATGGTTCATTCTCTCTCTAACTAGATCCTCAGAGACACCTTTAGGTAAGAGTGTCATTATGTAATCAAGAGTTCTTTGCTCTTTAGGCATAACTTCACTGCTAGCAATCATTAGCGTTTGATCTAAGAGATGATAGAGCAAAGTCATATCAATACCTAAGTCAGACTCTAATTTCTTCTCTACGGGCTTGCTAGAGCCTTTAATGAGCTGTTCATATACTAGCCAAGAATATCCTGCAATATCTTTCCAGTGATCAGGTTCTAAAGTATCTCCACAAGATAGTCTAGCTAGCTTATGACATATCATATCGATAGCTTCTAAGACATAGCTAGGAGCTTTCTTAGAAATGTTCTTCTTAACTAGCTTCTTTAGCTCCTGAGCTAATTGACTATTAGTAGCAAAGTCTCCGTGAGTTTTACCTCTCTGGGATAGAGTTTCTTCTAGCTCAGTCATTGAACATCTTTCTTACAGAAGGCATAGCTGTGAACTTGATACGTTTCTTTGTCTTATTATGAGGTCTAACATCAAATCTACCAAATCCCTTAATACTAACTGTATTGCCAGCATAGAGTTGTTCTAGGATAGTATCGCAGAAAGCTTCTATTAATACAGACATATCCTTTATGGCTATCTCTGGTAAATCAGCTTTCTCTTTAACTAGCTTAGCAAACTCGTATCTCTTGTTTAAAATCATAACTTCTCCTTTATGTAGTGTAGGATACCTAAAGCATCACTTCTGCCATCTAGTAAGCCTTTACGCTTACCTAGAAGCTCTGCATTAGGATATATCTGTAATATGGCTTGAGCTATCTCTTGTTTAGTAGCTTTACTAAGTCCTAGATGCTTCTGCCATTGTCTTGGTTGGACTAACTCATAAGGTATATCTAAAGCTTCAGCTATACCTATTAGCTCTCCAAATCTTTGTCCAAAGCTGAATGTAGAAGCTACACCTTGATTAGGCATAGAGTGAACTAACTCTATACCTAATAGTTGTAAAGGATAATCCTTAAGGGCTTCTATATACCCTTTGATACCTTTAGCTTTATAATCCACAAATGTGAATACATCAGAGCTATGGAGTATCACTAATGCTCCATTAGCACCTGGATCTATAGCACCTATCATTAGTCAGCAAAAGGGTTCTTAACTGCTGGAGCAGTCTCTTTAACTTTCACTTTATCAGCAGGAGTACCTTTCTTTCTAGCTTCTAGCCAAGCTTTGACTTCATCTTCAGTTAGGTTATTCTGATAAGTACTCTCTGATGCTTTAGCTTCCTCTTTCTCATATTGCTTACCATAGTCAGCTCCTGAGATGATCTCACTAGCTGTAGCTTTATCTTCAATTCTGAAGAAGTTAGCTATCTCAAACTTCTGCTTGATTTCATCGTTATAGACTGAATAGACAGCTCTAACTCTGACGATAACCTCTACACCAGAGAATTGATCTAGGACATCAAACTCTTTCTCTACTTGATCTTTGCCTACTACGTGTGTTTGTTTAACTGGATCATAGATAGTATCAAATCCTGCTATGACACATAGCTTATTAAACAATGCTCTCTGGAAGTGTTCATTGCCTTGATTATCATCTAGTTTAAGACCATATAGAGTATTAGATGTACCTTTATAATCTACGTTAAAGTCTATGCTTCTAGCTCCGTGAGTATTAACATTTACTGCTGCGAAGTTAATCTTTACTGGGTACATACCACTTTGTAGGATATATGATCCACCTGAGTCTTTTACTGCTTCTTGAGTTTTCTCTACGTTAAAAAATGCCATTGTTGTTCTCCTTATAAAATATATTCTTCAGCTTCTGTTTTAGCTGATGTTAGTTGATCTAGATATTTGTTAATATCAAACTCTGCCATAGGTACTTTTAGTTCATCTACCTTAGTAGTATCTTTACCTAGTATCTCTTTAAGTGTAGTCCTAGCTGGTAGTTTTAGAGCTTTAAGATAGACTATTAGCTTACCTGATGATTTCTCGATGAAGATAGAGTCATTTACTACTGAACTCCAACTGCCGTGTTGAGCAAAGTTACCCTGAGCTGGTATAGTATGTGATCCAGTCTTCTCGTTGATAATCGTATGTCCTACTATTACTACTGATACTCCATTAGGTAGTAAGACATCTTCGATATAGGCATTAAATGCTGCTGTATCTAGGTTGTTTTGCTTATGGATATCAAAGCCATTGTATTTAACACTATTGTAGTATGCCATAGCAGCATACATCTGTGTAACAGTATCTATAACTATGAACTTAGGATACTTCTTAAACTTCTCTTTATAAGCTCCTATCTTCTCGTTAATGAAGTCAGCTACACTATTCATACCTCTGTAATCTTTAAAGTTAGCGTGAGGTACTGAGAAAGGGTATTCTTTCCTATCGAAGTTAATTATCAGAGCATCTTTAATCTGACTGGTCAAAGTACTCTTACCACTAGCTTCATAACCGCTAACTAATAGCTTAATAGCTTTACTCATTTATTCTCCTCTCATATACGTTGAATATCTTATTTTTGAACTTAGGTTTAAGGACTAAGAAGACTATTTGCCAAGCAATATCTTCAGTAGTTGCTGAACCTTCGTAAACTATTTCTAGAGAATGATCTAGAAACATATCTTCTACACTACTATCCTCTTTAGGATCTTCAATACTATAGATGTCAAATATCATTTTTCAACCTATAGTCTGAATATAGTAGATATGTCAATTCTGGATACTTCTTACTAGCTAAATAGGTTTCTGCTATGAGCTTTAGATAATCCTCTATGAACTTCATATCCTCATCAGTTATACAATGTGTGCAAGGTATAACTTGAGCTGGATAATCCTTCAAAGGCTTACCTGTCTTTTCGCTTATCCTACCTACTATATTGTTAGTAATCCATACTATTCTCACTCTGTTAATATCTACACCTAGCTTCCTATAGATATAGGCATAAGTTAGTAATTGCCACTTATAGTTATTAGGTATATAACCTTCTTCGATACTTGTCTTAGACGTTGTCTTAAAATCTATTAGAGTATCTCCTATGACTGCATCAGCTGTGCCACCTACATATACACCTCCTTCTAGTTCTGTGATAATTGTCTCTTCACTTCTCTCAGGTATTCCAAATACCCTTAGATAATCGATAAGAGCTTGTCCCATAGGGACGAATTGACTAGCTACATAATCATCATCTACATCAGGATTATCCTTCATAGAAGTGATATAGTCATATATCTCTTTCTTATCTACTTTACCTAGTTGAATATAGCTTTCAGCTACTCTATGCACACAAGTACCTAGCACTGAAGCTGTATTACCTAAGAATTGTTTATTACCAAGAACATTCTCTTGATACCATTCCCACTTCTTATCGTTGAACTTGGCTACACTAGAAGGGCTTATTCTGAAAGCTCCTTCTGGTAATAGACCTTCATAGTTCTCTTGATAGTTCATTGGCTTCATCTGTTTCTCCTTCCTCTAAACTGCTATAGTAGTAATATGCTTCTTGCATAGGATCATCTTCATAATATAGTTCGTTTCTTAGTACTTCTAGTGTGTCTATAACTAGCATCTAAAACTACTCCTTTCTTTACACAATAACCTAAGTGATATGCCATAGCTATAACTGATTGCTCAGTTCTGCTATGTGATACTATCCCTAGTAGGTAGGTTAGTTTTTTTTGAGAAGGTGGAGTTCTAGGATTAGCTGCTGCGTGTATAGCATTTATCTCACTCTCACTCCAGAACTTATATGTGTGATCTTGTTTGCTAAAGATATTCTTTACCTGTTTCTGTTCGATAGTAGATTGAATTTTCTCAGCTTCAATATCCTTAACTATGTTGCCTTTAGCTGTTTGCATTATAGTATTCTTAATTAAACTAATGCTAATAGCTAAGTCATCTAGCATCTTAGATACTTTCTCTAACATTGGGTTCATTTCTTGTCCTTTAAATATTTATAGTTTCTAGTTTCTCCTACATAAAGATGTGCTTTATACCTCATACGAGATATAGCTACATACATTAGTTTCAGAAACTCCTCTATGCTAATAGGTCTGTTGTAATTGTTATACTTAGTAGGCTTTCTAGTAAGCTGTTTAAATACGTCTGTAGCATCTATGAAGACTTCATCTAAGGTCATACCTTGAGCTTTATGTATAGTGCTAGCATATATGTGCTTAGGGTGCATATACTGATCAGATACTTGCCAGTAGCTATCAGGATCATCTCTAAGAGTAGTATCTAAGATACACTTCTCTTGCTTCTTATTCTTAGTTACCTTGAAGCTAAGAGTTTCTCCATCATTACTAATAGCTTGTATATGCCATATACCATTAGTATCTTGATTAGCTTCATATACTTCAACTATATCTCCATTCTTGGCATAGCCTATAGGTTTATCTAATACTAATAGATCTCCTTCTGAATAGAGATCATCACTAGCTAATGCTCTGTTATAGCTATCTATACAGCTATTACTATAAGCTAGTATCCTCTTAGTTGAAGTGCAATCTAGATATGCCCTACAGAAGTCCTTATGTGAGCTATAAAGCAAAATATTCTCAGGTAAGCCTTCTCTAAAGTTAGGCATCTGTTTTGTCTTTATAGAGCTTCTAAGGCTCTCTAAATAGCTATGTAGAACTAAGTCATCAGCTGATTGTCTCATTTGCTCAGTAAGAGTGAACTCTACATCAGGTTTAATATCAGCTCTAAGACCTATCGCTGGTAATTGACATTCATCTCCTACTAATAAGATACGCTTATACGAGCCATTTAAAGCCTTCTGATAAACTTTGTTAGGTAGCATAGACATTTCATCAATGATTAAGAGATCTGCTTGTAGTGGCTCTCTAACATCGCTTAAATACTGTTCTATACCATTACGTACCATATTGAAGCCTAAAGCACTATGAGTTGTGTAAGCTTTAATGCCTATAGATGTCTGTAAGTTATTCTTAGCTTTATGTGTAGTAGCAGTAGCTAGAATACTACCTTTGTAGTCTTTGATTATCTGAGATACGCAGGTCGATTTACCACTACCAGCTATGCCTTTAAGAACGACAATTCTACCTTCACTATTTGGATCTAAGACGTAGTTATAAACTTCTAGTTGTCCTTTAGTAAGTCTGATACTTTTGTCCATCTGCTAAGACCATTCTCTACATCTACAAACCAGATACCATCTTTATAAAGGTACTTATAATCTATCATCACATCATCTTTCTCATAGTTAGCTAACTGAGTGTGCTTAGGAGCTACATTCTCCCACATCTCGCTTCTATCTCTGAAGTAAGCTATAGTAACATTCTCTTCAGGGTTCTCATAACTATGATCCCCATTAGGTTGTAAGTTTTCTTTTAAGCAAGATATGTCTCCTAGATCTAGTAGGTCTTCTACCTTACCGTGATCTTTATAATAAGTATCTAGCATATATCCTACATATTCAGGATAACCATCAAAGTGGCAATAGATAAACTTAACGTCATTAGACTTCTCGTCTAGTTTGCCTATGTAACATCTTGTACTCATTTCCAATTCCTCACTTGATTTAATATTGTATTTTCTAATCTAGAGTGATC